AGACCTAAACAAAACGTATTTTATGACGATGAGATGGTAGGGGATACTATAAATGTTTTTATTAAAACTAAATGGGCTGGAGAATGGGATGATGCCAAGGTTATTAAAAATTATCAATTAAAAATAATATTAGATGAATAAAATAATAAAAGAAAGATTATATTTAAAGGTAAACAATGCTATTGATTCATTGGAATCCCGAGATATTAATGGTACTTTACTTATATTAGAAAGTTTAAGAAAAGAAGTTCAAGATAACATATACGATTAAAAAACAATAAAAAAAAATTAAATGAAAGAAATATCAGAACAAGAAAAATTAGAAAAATTAGAAAACGAGAGAGTTGAATTAATTAATGATTTAATTGCTTGTGAAACAGTAATGGATGAAATTTGGAAATTCCACCCAGATAACCCAAAGAAAAAAGATGTTGTTAAAGAATATAAAATTTTACAACAAGTAAGTGAAGGTTTAAAGGAAGAATTAGAAAATCTTAGTTAAAATTCATATTTATGGGTATATGAGGGACATTAATGGTAAAGTAGTTGAAGAATTTGGGTTTAAAGCCTATAATAAGGGATTTTTCCCTCAATGGCAAAAAATGACCTCTTCTATGTATGAAAGTGAGGAAATAACTTATGAAATTGCTGCTGAGAGAGCTTATAATATTCTAAAATTACAAGGGAGTGAATAAAGATAAAATATTTGAACTATTTGATGGGGATGAGTCAATTAAAAAATTAGACCCTAATACGGTTGATGTCTTTATGAATACCCCATATGCTAAGATAGGAATGTTCACTAAATTAATTACTAACCATTTTATATTTCATAAAAAACTTGAAAATTTCTTTAAAAAAGAAGGAGCAACTTATAGTGTAGATAAAACTAAAGAAGTTTCTGAATATACTATCTATAATAGAGCTTGGTTTTATATAAAGCAGGTTGATATTAATAATTATTCTCATAAGTTAGCTATAAATGATTTTGAACCTGTTAGTTTTACTAAATCACTTCAAAGTTCAATTGTATATTTTGAGGATCAAGAACAATATGAAAGGTGTGCCCATCTTTTTAAAATAAAACAACTTTTAAAGAAAGCTTAAAATTGCTTGGATACCATAATTTCCCTACATACCTTAATATCACGGGTGTTGGGAAAAAGGGATATAAAGAGGTTTGGAATAAGAGGTAAGAAAAATGGATTAGGAACCCGGGGGAATAGAAATTAATAATTAAATAGTTATATAAAAACAAGTCATGAGAAACAGAAATTTACTTACCAAAAAACTAGATACACTAGAAACAACTCTAATTACACTTCATCAAATTGTAAACCGTCAATCACCAATTGAAACCTATAAAATTAATATAGTTAAAGCACAGAGTCTTATTGAAGATATTAAAGATATGGTTGAAAACGAACCAATGTCTTCAGGGGAAATTAATAAAATAAATTAAATAAATTAAAGGTTATGAAATTAACAGCAGAACAAATCCAATCCAATTGGGAATTATTTTTAAATAATATTAAGGAACACATTCCAGGTAATAGGGGAGAACAATTAACTAATTTTTATAAGAAATATGAAGATCGCATTATTATTATGCCTGCTTCTCATAAAAAAGAATACCATTCTGCTTTTCCAGGAGGATATATTGACCATGTTAATAGAGTAATTAGGTGTTCCCTTAAACAGTATGATCTTTGGTCCTCAGAAGGATGTGATATGACTACTTTTACTAAAGAAGAATTAATATTTTCAGCTATTAACCATGACCTAGGAAAAATAGGTGATAAAAACCATGAAGCTTATATACCCCAAACAGATCAATGGAGACGTGATAAATTAGGAGAAGATTATATGTTTAATAAAAAATTAGCATTTGCTTCAGTACCTGATAGGGGTTTATTTTTACTTCAACAACATGATATTACCTATTCATTTAATGAAATGGTAGCTATACAAACTCATGATGGGTTATATGATAATGCAAATGAAAAATATTTAAAAGGTTACATGCCCGAGCAAAAACCTCGTACATCACTTCCTTTTATTTTACACCAAGCGGATATGATGGCTGCTAGAATTGAATTTGAAATAGAATGGTTACCTAAGTTTAAAGAAGAAAATAACTTGGATACTATGAAAAAAAATTATACATTAAAGTCAAAAACAAATAATAAAACTAAAGCTCTAAATACTATATCTAGTCCAGGGCTTAAAAATATGTTAGATAATTTATAATGTTTGAAACTATAATTATAATTTTAGGTATTTTGGTCGTTATTTTAGGATATACGACCTTCAACCTTCTTCAAAAAAATGAAAAAGCAGAGGATGTTATTGTATCTTATATTGATTTTTATAAAAAATTATCTTCACAAATAGAAAAATCTCAAAATAAACTTAAAGAAATAGACCAAAAAGGTACCTTCCAAGGAGATGATGAAATAGGTTGGTTTTTTAATGAGATAAAAAAAATACAAAATAACATTTCAAGGTTTAAACCTAACTTATAATTATGGTCAAAAAAAGGAAAAAAAAGAGTAAAAATTATTTTACTCAAGAGACGGAGGACTATATAGTATTGTATAATAGTTTAGACCCTGTTGAAGATTCTAAACAACGAAGTAGAATATATGAAGAATATATTCATTATGCTTATTTTAAACTAACCCAGAATATAATACATACTTTTAAATTTTATCATACAGAAGTTGAAAATTTAGAACATCTTCAACATGAAATAATTACTTTTCTTTTATCTAAAATTCACCTTTTTGACCCATCTAGAGGAGCAAAAGCCTATTCTTATTTTGGAACTATTGTTAAACGATGGTTAATTTTATATAATACAAAAAATTATAATAAAAAAATAAAAAAAACAGATATAACAGAGTTATCTAAAGAAGGTTCTAACCATTCTTATAATATGGAAGATAACTTAATTAAAAGTGATTTAGATAGATACTTAGATATATACGTTGAACATGTTAGTCAAAATATATATGAATTATTTCCTAAAAAAAATGATGCCCAAATAGCAGATGCTATATTAGAATTATTTAGAAAAAGAGAGGATTTAGAAGTATTTAATAAAAAGGCATTATACATCTATATAAGAGAAATGGTAGATGTAAAAACCCCCAAAATTACTAAAATAGCAGATAAACTACATGCAATTTTTAAAACCAATTACGTGTTTTATCTTGAAAATGGGTATACTCGATTTTAAACCCTTTTTATATCCATATTTATAATAAAATTATATTATGGGATCACTAGACAATATTGTATTTAAGGATAAAAAATTTTCGGATATTCTTAATGAAATTTATGATAACCAAAAGAAGAAAGAAAAACAAATTACTGGTTTAATTTCTGAATTAAAACCTTTAATAAGTGATATTGGTGATGCAACTTTAATTGTACCCCTTATTAAAGAATACATGGAAATTGGTGTAAGAAATGATGAACAACTAATAAAAATGGCTACTATAGTACAACGTGCACTTAATAATAGCTCTAGTGAAGATTCATTGAGTATTACAGAAGATGAAAAGGCAGAATTAATGGCTGAATTAGATAAATTTAATACCAACTTCGAAGAAAATAACAATGGCGCTTAGTTTTGGATTTTCAGGATTAAACAACAATCTAAACTCAGCAGACACTTCAACTAATTTAGGAAATCAAATTTCTGAATTATTTTCAAAAACAGTATCTGCTAGGGTTAAAGATATTATATTAGATGATACTCATCCAGAATTTATAAATTATGGAGAATGGAATGGAGTAGGTACTATATTTTTTGAAATAGTTGATTTGCAAACAGGAAATCCACCTGAAAAACCAACAGCATTACCCTTAATTTCGTATATTAAAAATTACCCTTTAGTAAATGAAATTGTTTATTTAATAAAACTTCCTAATACTAATATAGGAGATGATACAAATTCAGAATCATATTATTATTTAAATACAGTAAATTTATGGAATCACCCCCACCATAATGCTTATCCCAATTTACTCCAAGACCCAGAATTACCACCATCTCAAGAAAAAGATTATCAAGCCATAGAAGGAGGTTCTGTAAGAAGAGTTACAGATAATTCTACAGAAATAAATCTAAATTCACCTAAAGTAGGAGGAACATTTGTAGAAAAATCAGATATACATCCTGTTTTACCTTTTGCGGGGGATAATATATTAGAGGGCAGGTTTGGAAATTCAATTCGTTTAGGAAATACTTCAAAATCAAAAAGTGTTTTATATAAAAATAATTGGTCTGGAGCAGGTGATAATGGAGATCCTATTACTATAATAAGAAATGGTCAGCCTTTAGATTCTAGTTTAGAAGGGTGGTTACCTATAATAGAAA